TAGTGTTTAGCTTTTCAAACTTCTGATACTGTTCTAAAGTAATTTCTGATAATGAATCAGGTACGTTTATTTCAATCTTCATATATATACAATAATTTAATTACTAATCTGTATAAAAAGAAAAAGGATAGTATCTCTACTACCCAATTCCAAACTAACAAAATGAAAATTCTTAATGTCCTAATATAAACCTTTTATAACAGTATTTGTAAGCTTCAGTTATTTTATTTTCTAATTCAATACTGTTTTGTTTATATGTATGCTTTCCTTTTTTTATTTGTCCTCTTATATCCATATCTAATTTAACATCTACATTTTTCATACCTCTAACTATTGGCCTTTGTATTATGTAGATTCCTTCGTACCAACAAGCTTGTCTCATTTTATAATCCTCCAATGATTCTTACTATTGCATCACTAATCCAGTCAAATGCTACAAGCATATTTAAAAAGAACACAAAACTTAATGCTCCACCTATACCCATAAGTGCACCACCTAATATTGTTTTTATTAATTGCTTCCTGTTTTCTTTTGCAATCATTCCTTTAATCATTGCATACTCTGTATTGTTTTCCATAATTATTGTATTAATTAAACTTTGTTTATACAAATATATAAACTTTTTTTTAACAAACCGTATTAATATATAAAATATTCTCCTTTGTTTGGATTTTCTAACAAGTCTGTTAATACATACCTAGCAGCATCTATGCAGTCAGGATGCTCCCCTGTTGGTTTTTGTAGTTGATTACCTTCTTTATCTTTTGCCCATACATATCCTGCTAATTCACGTTTAAGGTTCTTACTTCTTGCAGTTACATATATTTCATTCTGATTCATTAGGTTTAACCCATACACTATTGAATCCCTTCCTTTAGTTACACCATATACAGAATGTCCGTAGCTTTTTAATTCTGCTATTGATTTTGGTTCAGCTGAATCAGCTACTATATTTTCTGTAATATCTAATTGAGTTAGGTGTCTACTTATATCTCTATTAAGCATTCCCTTTTTATATAACACCTCATCGTATATATATGCATCATTCCATTTATATAGTGCTATTAAGGTAGTAGGGTCTACACTATAACCAAAGTCCATACCATACGCCAACAATCGTGCTTCTTGTGGAATTACATCTATTTCTTTCCAATCAGGAATACATACACCTTCTAAACTTCCTGTTTCTCCTAATCCATATACTCTCCACCAGTTTGCCCAGTATGTTGAGGTCTTTGCTTTATCTCTTGCTTTCTCTATTTCCTTTACAATAGATTCAGGTAATGCATCATTGTCTTTATAAGTTAGTGTAATGTAATCCGTATCTTCTTTACCTATCAACTCTTTGTCTACCCAAAATAAGTTAGATGGGTTATAGTCTAACCAAATATTTCCACTTGTTCTTACTGCTAATTGTGTATAAGCATCAAAGGGTACATTATTACACTCGTTAATGTATAAGTCTGTTCTTCTTGCTCCTCTTAATTTATCTGGTTGGTCTGTTGAAAAGAACTCTATATAGCTACCATTTGTAAAGGTGTACTTTAGAGTGCTCTTATTGAATTGATTATCTTTGTACCTATTTAATCCATTAAGTATACCGAGAAAGTCCTTTAAAGCACCTCTACGAAGATGAGGTATTGATTCACTTACTACACTTATTTCTTTACCTGCATTTTTAATGGCATAGTCAATTAACAGACAAAGAATAGAAATAGTCTTAGAAGCACTTGTACCCCCTTTAACTATTCTTATTCTATTATCTAACTCTCTTAACTTTTTTAATGCTATGGTTTTTTTAACCTGCATTAATCAATAAATAAAGGTAAATCTTCGTTGATAGTAATATCTTTAGTTTCTCTTGGTTTACCTGCATAGTAATTATAAAACAATTGAACATATTTAAAGTCCTTTTGTTCTAATCCTTTTTGCAATGCTTCAAATGCTAATGGTTCTAATGGTGTTAGCTTTTCTATTAAAGCAACCTCTTCAGCTTTAGGTTTTCTACCTGCATTCTTATTACCACCGTTAAACTTTCTTTTATCCATAATCAAAAAATTTCATTAATGATTCTACTATAACAATAACATTTACTTTGTTTTGTTAAACTAAATCAAATTCTCCTCGTTCAACTCTATTAGGTTCGTACTTCTCTAAACGTGATTTTAAGAAATGATATTTAGTTAAAAGTGATTTATATTTAAGTTCGCTTTCGTGTTTTAGTCTATGGTATTCTATCTCATAAAAACTTTCCATTGTTAGTACGTCTTTAAATAGCTCAGGGTTTAACCTCATTGCATCTTGTAACCTGTTATTAATAGTGTTGTAATCTCTTTTTAGTTCTTTGTCATATTCTAACCAGTCTTTTATTTGTCTTAGTGAGTGTATAGCAGTAGCGTGGTCTCTATTTACCGTTTTGCCTATTGCTTCTAAACTCATTCTACTGTTTTCTCTTAGTAGTTTATAATAAATTGCTCTTGCTTCTACATACTTTCTTTGTCTTGTCTTAGCATTTATTTTTAGTTTGTAATAATCTTCTACTATTTCTTTTACTAATTTACTTGTCATCTTTTATATCGTTTATTTCATTTATTATCTCTCTTATTGTCATATATCCTGATTCGTGTATTGCTTTTAATATTCCTGCACAAGCTTCGTACTCCTCTACCTTTTCATACATATCAATAGCTTCTTCAAGTTCGGTTATATCTTTACCGTTTGATATATCTATTAAAGCTAGTAAGTAAAATTCACTAACTAAATCTTTACTCAAGCGTTCCTTGGATAACATATTCGTTTATTTGATCAGTTTGATCTACAAAAAACTTTTTAAATATATCTAATCCATATTGTACTTTGTCTTTACCTGAATTATAAAAACTTTCTTTTACGTTATATATTCCTAAATCACCAGAAGATTTATCTATTGCAAAAAATTTAAAATCTTTATAGTCAACTTTAAATAGGTTACAATAAATGTAAACTTGTACATCATAACCATATTTTTTAGCTGCCCAAGTAAAATTCTTAAGATCACTTGTTGTTTTTAAATCAGCTATGTAGTCAAAACCTAATACATCAGCTTTAGCTCTAAAAGGGAAACCATCTAATATGTCAAATGCTGGTTGTTCAAATTGAGCACCTCTAGTTAAGTCTTGCCAAATATCGTTTTGTAATAAAGCGTCTACAGTATACATGGCTTTGTCATATTCTTTTCTTGTAAATACAAATTGAGCACTACCTACTTCTGCTACTTTTTCTTTATACTTTTTAGTTACTGCTGATTGTACTTCTACAACATGACACAATGTATCTAGCTTTTCTGGCTCTAAAGCGGCTAAGTGTATTAATCTACCCATTTTAAAAGCACCTGAATCAGAATGAAAGTTTAATGATCTTGCATAACTTTTAGGTGAATCCATTAAAGATTTAATTGCTGAACTACTTAAAGCGTATTTACCAAGTTCTCCATAATAAAAAGAATCATCATACATTTTAGATATTAACTCTTCTTTATTCCAAACTGCTCCATTTAATAATTTAATCTTTTCCATTCTATCTTTACTTTTAGCATATATTGATTTCATATCTGCTACTGGTACAAAACAAGACTCAGGACCTTTAAAAGACGGTACTAAATTTATTCTTAAAGCTTCTAATTCATTTTGAGTTTCAAACTTATAACTATTATCGTCAATAACTATATTAACACCTCCTTCGTTTAAAGCCCAATTAAGGAAATTTAACTTAGGTGTTTTAAATGTTATATGTTTCCACTTAGGTTTTTTTATTACCTCTATCATTATTTGTCTTTTACAAAAGTTCCATTTATCATTTTACCTGTTCTACCTGATATTTCAGAGTATGCTCCTTCAATACAAGATTCTATTTTAGTATTACACAAATAAGCTAAGTTAGTTAACACTACCACGCAATCGCCAATAGCATCTTCTATTTCTAATCTATCTTTTTTTAATATACCATGAGATAATTCTCCAACCTCTTCTAGTAATTTTACAAATTGTGTCTTAGCATCACCCTCGTCTAGTATTCCTTTTTGTTTTGCCCATTCTCTAATTGGTTCGAATTCATTGTTTAATATCATAACGTTGTTACATTTTTAGGGTTAAAATTAGAACGACCACATAAAGGATATAATCTAGTGTGATATGATTCACCTTTATGTATACGTTTGTTTTTGAAAATAATATCTTCAGTTGCTATATGATCTTGTCTACCATAATAACCAATAATATCTCTATCTGCTTCTTCTAAATTAATAGATCCAATGTATTTATTACCTTGCATGTATTCTACAAAGTAACCAATATGTTCAAATTCAATCCCGTGCAATAAATTCATAATGTTTTGTTTTTTAATTATAGAGCTAATATAAACATTTTTTTAACAATGAAAAATTATTTTGGCATTTTTTTATAATGTCTTTCATAAATGTGTAGGTTTTGTGCATAATGAGTATAAAAACCTTTATCTACATTTAAATAACTACAAACAATATCATGTAAACTTAAGAAACAATATGCATCATTACAAAAACCAAACCACAAATCATTTGATCTCATTAATACAGTCATGTGTAATTTATCAGAATCAGGTGTAAAATAAAATTGTATACTTAAAGTACATGGTGTATCTTTAGAATACTTGTCATGTTCTTTTCCATCATATATAGATATCACTGCACGTCTTGAATATTTATCACGCTGTAGTTCTTTAATAACATAACCTAATTGATCGTTACGACTCCATTGAAACCCATAGTTAGAGTTAACATATCCACGTTCATCCATGTGATTATACCAGATCTTAGCTACTTTTGCTATACTTTTAGCTGATGGATTCTTACTTAAATACCATTCCCATTCTTTTTCAGCATAGTCTATTTTGAAATTACGCCATGGAGTTCTTACTATTTTATCAGTTGTATCTGTAATAGTAAACATTTGGTTGTAAAAAGTTTTAGTACCATTAAATTCTGGTTGACTATCTAACTTTTCATAATAATGTTCAAATGCCTCTGTTATTGTTTTGAATTGCCACATAAGTTTTCTTTTCTAATTGGATATGTAAATTTACCGTCGTTAAATATAAACACTTTTGTATCATCATTCAATACATCTTCTCTAATAAACCTACCTTCTATTATCGTACCTGCAAATTTAAAATAGTAATGTTGATTCTTTTTCACGTTTTGTTATTTTTTTAGATTTTTCTATTAAGTCTTTAAAAGCTACTTCAACACTGCAATGTGTTTTGGCAACCTCATAAGCTAATTTCCTTTTTTTTCTTCTTAAGTCTCTGTTATTTGATAATGTAACTATTTGATCTACAGTGTCTTGTAAGTTATTTTTATCGCTATAAACAAAACAATCTAAGTCAAAAAAACTATCACCTTGTACATGATAATTATTTTCAGCCCAATGTTTATCAACTATATTTATCATTCCAACATTAATCATTTCTAATGTAGAATATTCTAATATATTGCTATATTGATTAACAGGTAAGTTAAAGAAATTAGCGCCAAACATATTGTTTGATAATAATTCCAAAGTACTTAACCTTTCGTAAGGTCCATATACATTTAAAAAGTTTATATCTTGTTCGTCATCAACACTTTTAGATCTATACATGATGTTTTCAAATTCACCATCTTTAATGTTCTTTTCATTTTTAGAAAAAAACTTACATTTAGCACCTATTGATTTTTCAATACCACGAGCCTCTGAATATATACCATGTTCTTTTAACATAGGCTGTAAGTATATCATTCTTTTAGGATCCTTAAACGTTGCAAACCTACCTAAGTAAGAAACTTTTTTTATTTGATCTTTTTTTATTAAATGTTTTAATTTATTAAAATCATGTCCATTGTTAAAAAATTTAACCGGTGTCGTAATGTTATAATCTTGTATTTTTTTATAAAACACGGTTCCTTTCCCAAAGGTGAAAGCACAATCAACATTATCTACAGTTTCCCATAAGTTATAATTTCTATTTAAACTCATGACATGATGATCATTTTGAAAAATTATCTTTATTGGTTTAGTTACATTAACAACTAATTCATTAAAAAACTTTTCTTTATATGTATCTGAGTTTGATTTACTAGGCAATGATTGATAAAATACAATGTCACTTTCATTAAGTTTATTTTTTATTTTATTTATTTCTTCGTTAGTAAACTCAATAACGTTTATATTTTGACTATTTTTTCTACCCCATTTTTTATCTAAACTAGCGTAAGTGTTACATTCGTAACCTTGAGATGTTAAATAATTTTGAAATTCTGTTGCAAACCTTGTAACTCCGCAACCTTCTACACCTCTTCCTAATAATATAGATATTTTCATTGCTCTTTGTTTTTATGATTATTTAAAGATCCTAAATATGCTACTGCATCTAATAAATTATCTTCTTTGTGATTATAAGATTGTCTAGATAACTTTAAAGCTACAAGGCATAGATACATATCACTTGTCGTTAAAGTCTTACCTATGCAGCCCGATGCTATTATAGCGGCTCTTTCCATTCCTTCTTCAAAAGGACCATACATACGTTCTTTTTCTTCTGATCTAGTATTTACTATTTCATTTGCTTTTTCTAGTATATTCATAATATTGTTATTTCTTGGGGTTCTTCGTTACGTCTGCTTAATTCTTGTTCGCATCTCTTACGATACCCATCAAGTTGTGTGGGGTCATTTACTATACGTTCTAGTTCCATAATAGTATAAGATTGATAAAATAATTGTTCGTACATAATTGTTTTGTTTTTGTAAATATAAACAATTTTTTAACAACTACTACTTTTCTTTTACTTTTTCTTCTAATTTATCTAACCTCATCAATGCAACTGCTAATGCTTGTGAAACTAAACTTAAATCGTATTTCATTTTTACTAATGTACTTTCCTTCATTTTTGTTTTTTAAGTGTTTCAATATACAATGTTGCATCCATTAACTCTTCTTGTAAGTGATTTAAGAAAGCATAAAAGTCATCGGGACTATCATACAGAGTTGTACCATATTTTAATATACCATCTCTTGAACGTGAATGGAACTTATTAATTACCTTTTGTACTATTGGGTCTTTTGGTATATTGTTGTAAGAGTAACCTGCACTATCAGTTGACCACTTACCATCTTCCATCATTTCTTGGTATTTCTTTTTACTATCACTCATCGTTACTTTCTTTTATTGCTTTTGTAATCATTGCTTCAAATAATCTTAAAGTTGCATATCCAAGTATAATTTTAAAGACCAACATTTATTTTAGTTTTAAGTTTATTTATTTCTACTTTTAATTTAGCAATCTCTTCTTCTGCTATTCTTGCACGTTCAACCGCTCGTATTTTGTCGCTTCTATATTCACTTAACGATTGCTCGTACGCCCTTTCATTACTAATCATATTGTGAACATAAAAACCTACTTCCTGCCACGCAAAGTACATATCTAAAATAGATTTATTATTGGGTTTAGCTTTTTTAGATTTAATAATGTTTTCTCCAATTAAATTAAAATTAGTATAATACTCTGCTTCTTTAATATTGTTCAATTTTTTATTCATATTCTTTATATAATCTTTCTAGCTTCTTCCAAACACCATTTAAAAAACAACTACTGCAACTTGTTAACTCTCTATTATCTTTAAAGACTCTATTGTAAATACTTAACAACTCTTTTTGTTCTTCAACAGTAACTTTATTAATTTTTTTAATACGTTTTGTCAAGTAAATATATTCATTTTCTGTAAAACATAATGGTTTTTGGTAAGGGAATATATGATTTAAAACTTTTTTACGCTCATCACAACCACAGTCTTCACCAGCCAAAAACTTAACAGCTTTTTCTATTCCAGTTACTTTAGTTATCTTGGCAACAGTATCACCGACACCTTTGCTTTTGGATTCATAATTATCTTTGTATTTTTTGTATTTTTTACTTTTTGTTTTTTTGGATTCTTTCATAATCTTGGTTTTTATAATTTATATAATCATCATTAAATTTTTCTTTAATTTCATTTTTAGCTTTTTTTAAGGTGTGGTATATACTTACCCAACTTATTCCAGTTTCAGCAGCTATCCCTCTTATACTTAAACTTGAGTCTCTATATAATGTAAACATTTTTCTTTCATACCATCTCCAATTTTCTATATGTTCATCTATTAGTTGGCATAAACTATTATAAGCTACTTGTTCATCCATTTCTGAATAGTCTTGAATTTGGATGGTAGATTCATTATCATCAATATAAACTTTGTTAATTCTTTTTTTACTATTATAATATTGGAAATAAATAGAACGAAGAGTAAAATAAATATAACCACGACTGACATTACCATTCTTAATAATTTTATTTTCATCTGCATATTTATAAAGTACAAGGTACATCTCCTGTACAAAATCTTCGGCATAATTAAATTCGCCAAAACTATTCACTATTTTAATCCACTCGTTATGCCTTTTAAAGACTATTTCAAGCCACTCTGTTGATTTATCCATATCACCGTTATACTTATTACCCCTAACAAACTTTGTAGAGTGTATTCGTCTCCTTCTGTATATTGTTCTTTGTGATATAAAAACCCAAACATTATTCCTTTTATAGGACTTATATAAATATCAGCAGCTTTGTTATGCCCAATGATTATAAACACAAATGCCACTATTAATAAAAATCCTATTACTATCATATATCTAATTTTTTAACCATAGTTTGTTTGTCATGTATTAAATCCTTTCCTAAAAATTCAAATCCTACATTGTTTTTTTTCATTTTTAACTTTAAAGGACTTTCATGTACAGTAGGTCTTCCACCTGTTTCATTTTCTTTTACTTTTAAAATATATAAATTACTGTACATCCAATCAGTGTTGTGACTCGTATATCTATGTATGCATAAAATATCATCAGCTCTGTTTCCCCATTTACCACCTCCTTCTACATCAGCCATTGACAAAGGTTTTGGTAGTCCTTGGTATTCGTGTCCATTCTGGTGTATCGATCTTAAAGCTGAAGTTACACCATGAGCATTTAAATATACAGTTATGTTTCTTTTTTTAGCTAATAATCTAAACTCTGAAGCAACTTGATAATCATATTCATGAGAATTACCTAGTAATTTTTGTAAAGATGGATCTTTGCTTAAACTATTGTATGGATCTATTAATAATGAATTGTAGTTCCACGCGTCTTTTATTTGGTTAGCTTCTTTAAGTAAATTTTTATATGAATATAAATCTTCAACATCTATTATTTTAAAATGATTATCACACCATGTAATAGCTTTAGCTATTTCAGATTCGTTCGCCTGTTGTATTGGTTTACCCATTTTAAATTCTATAACTTTTCTTACGATACTTTGTGGAGTGTTTTCACTTGACCAAATAAGAAATTTTAATTTATGTTTTATTGCCCATAACACAAATAAATATATAATAACTGTAGTTTTACCTACATTTGCATGACCAATTATTAAGTTAAAATTACCTTGTTTATATCTTAAATGTTCATCTATTTCAGGAATATCTATCTTTAATCCTTCTTTTACTCTACCATACTTTATATCTAATATCTTGTCTTGTAATTTCTTTGCTTGTGCTATCATATTCCTTGTGTGGTCTGTCTATACTTTTGTTCTACTGCCTTTGAATTTACTTCCTTCTTTTCTACTTTATATCCTGTTATTACGTTTACATCATAATTCCAAAAATCCTCTGGAAAAGGGTCACCTACTATGTATTTTTTCATATAAAGGTATAAAAAAAGGGGAGTATTATCGTTTCTCTAACATTTGAAATAATGCACTCGGTTCTCGACAATATCCCCAATTAAATATTAAATTAAAAAATCATCTTCTTCTCTCCCTGGTTGTTGGTCTGAATTGCTAACTCCACCAAGCCATTGAGCTACTCTCCAACCTTGAATTGAGTTAAAATATTTGGTTTCACCTTGTGGGTTTACCCATTCTCTACCTCTTAAATTAATACCAACTTCAACTTTACCACCTACCTTGTGAGTATTTAATAAACTAATATTGTCATTTATTAACTCGATTATAATATCTTGCGGATATTTTTCATCTGTTGTTACAACAAAACTTTGTTTACTTAGTTTATCACTTATCGTTTGTTTTTCTTGAATAGTTTTGATAATACCTCTGATTTCCATAAATTCTAATTTTTACTTGTTTATTATTATATTTAGTTGTGTAATATACACATTTTATTTTACAATTTAGAGAGTACATCTCTAGCATCTTTAGTTAATGTGTATTTTTTTTCTATATTATTTATAGAACCTCCATTAACAATAAATTCCTTAGCTTTTTCAAAAGCAGTAGTATTTATATTTAAAGTCCTTTTTTCTTCTTTATTACTTGTGGAAGATGCATTTACAGTTAAATTACCATCATCATCAACAGCTTGTAAACCTAACAAACTCGCTAAGGTATATCTTCTATAATATGTAATGCAAGATCCTAACTTTTGTGGATCTGTTATTTGTGGCAATTTTAAAGCACTTATAACACCACCTGTTCCATCTATACATATTAGTTTACTGTATACCATATCTTCCTCGATAGGTTGTAATAGAAGTAATCTATTTTGTTTTAGTAATGGTTGTAATTGTTTAATAAGTGAATTAATATCAAAATACTTTGATTTATAAAATGGGTTTTTAGTGTCTTTACTAATTGTACCTATTTCTTGCTGTAAGTTAAACAGCTTTTCATTAATACTTACTTCTTTGCTCATTGTTTTAAATTTAAAATTAATTGTTCTTTAACTTGTTCTAATTCGTGTTGCAGTTCTAAGACCTTGCCATAGAGTTCTGCTTTTGTGTACTGTTCCATATTGCTAAATTATAAAAAATAATTAACATATAAAAAAAAGGGTAAGAAATTAATCCTACCCTTAAAACAAAGAACAATATTACAAGAAAAAATCAAGTAAGTTTTTTCAGCTTTTTGCTGTAATCATTTATCATATATTCTAATTCACTATTTGTAAACTTGACTATTTCTTTACTTTGTAAATATAACACATCCGCAAGTTCTTTTCCTAAAAAAAGTGAATATTTATATTGTTCTCCTGCTCTATATACATTACACGCTACGCATTGAGGTTTTACATTGCGCTCATCCCAGCGAATAGAGTAATGTTTTCTACTCATAAAGTGTCCCGCTTGAATTTGTTTCCAATGGAACGCCTTATTGCAAGTAACACAAGTACAATATCCATTGTTGTCCGCATTGCTTAATCTTGTGTATTGACTAAATACCGTATCTAGTTTCTTAACTAATTTACTCCTAGTTGGTTTTTTAGCTGTTTTTGGCATTGTTTTACGAATCAAGATGATTTAATAATAATTTGCCATCAATTTCATTAAATCCTTTAATTTGCTTGTAAATATATTTTGAATCCGATTTAACCTTTTCTTTTTCATATTTATGAGAATCTGTTCCTAAGTTAGTGTATTGTATAGCATCTAATTCTAATAATTGGTTTGTTCTTTCTATAACACTTAAATTAAAATCTTTAGCAATTTTATCTGCTAATTTTTTTATTGTTAAATCTTCTGACATTTATTTAATTGAGTTTTTATAAATATTTAATTAATTAATTTCCCACTACCCACCAAAATTACAAAGTTTTTTTTAAAAAAGTAAACTTATTTAAGTTAAAGTTATTAACAACTTATTTATGTTTACTATTTCCAAAGACTTTCTCTACTCCTCTTGAACCGAAATATCCACCAATAACGATTGATAATAAACCTGTGATAGAATCTAAAGGATAGTTAAGATACCATCCTATAATGTAACTTACAGTTAAAAATACTAATACTAATGGTCTTA